TTGCCCTTCTTCGGCTTGGACGAGAGGGACTTCTCGGCCGGGTCCTTCTCCGGGTCGGCCTCGGGGTCGGCCTCGGGGTCGGCCTCCGGGTCGTCCTCGGGGTCACCCTCGGCCTCGGCGTCCGGGTCGGGGATGTCGGAGAGCGCGGCGTCCACGTCTGCGATCGCCGCCTCCTGCTGCTCGGCGACGGCCTTGACGGCGGCGTCGGCGGCGAAGTAGGACTCGCGAAGAGTGGTCAGCGCGTCGAGGTCCGGCGAGCCGGAACCACGGAGGGAGTGGAGGTGACGGGCGATGACATCGCGGGCCTGAGTGAGTTCGGACAGCGAGAGAGTCTCTCCCGCGCCAACCCGCCCCAGGATGCTGAGAGCCTGCTGGAGATCCATGGTGGACTTCTTTCGCGTCTGGAGTGAATCAGGGACGCGGTGCCCACCGCCAGTTCGCTCTACACAGAGCCGATTAGACCGAAGGGTAGCCCTGGATTGGCGGTCCCGCTACTCTTCGGGAGAATCTTCTGGAACCGGGACATCCGTGAGAGCCTCTTCGGCGACCAGAGCGACCGCCTTTTCGATCCGCTTCAGGCTTGCCATGACGTCCTCCAGGCTGACCGTCTCCGCTGGCTTGTCCCCCTCCGCGGGGAAGGGGTTGTCCTCGAAGTGATCGCCGCACTCAGCACAGAAACCGCCCTCCGGGTTCAGGACGTGGACGTGCTCCGGGCCGGTCAGGATCTGCGCGTCGCCGCCCGCGCTGGCCGCGACCGGCCACGCAGGGGTCGGGACGAGGTGGAGGCCGACCAGCGTGCGGCCACGCCCAGCGGGCCACAGTTCCACGCTCGGGGCAGACGCGGCGGCACGGAGCAGGGCGTCCCGGTCCACACCGGGCATCACGACGCCGCTGATGGCGAGGCCGAGGGGAGTCTCCCAGGCACGGACCATCGCGAAGATCGTGTTCGCGTCGTCGCGGTGCCGGTTCACCTCCAGCGCACCCACGCCCTGACGGGCGAGTGCCGGGTCGATGTGCCGACCACCGAGGGTGAGCGCACCCGGCTGGAACGTGGTGCCGTCGGACAGCGTGATCAATTGCCCCGTGTGGAAGCCCTTGTGCTGGCGGTCCACGTCGCCGGGGTACTGGAAGCACGCACCCATGTCACTCCGGTGACACACGCCCTTCGGCGCGGCGATGCCGTAGATGCGGCGGAGACCGTTGGCGTCCTCGTCGCCGACGGAGAGTGGCACCAACTTCTTCGGCTTGAAGTCTGCGAAGTACTCAGCCGGAAGGGCCGACGAGCCAGCCGCAGCGGTGACCGCCTCGATGTCGTCCCCGGTGAGGGCCTCGGGCCGGACGGCGGTCTCCATGCCGTCGACCCGCTCGAGGGCGCTGATGGAGCCGACCACCACGCCGTCGTGGTCGTTGTTGTCCGGGTCCCAGATGATCGGGATGGGGAGCAGGTCGTCGTCCCACTGGAGCGATCCGTACTTCAGCGTACGGACGTCGCCGGTGTAGATGCCCTCGAACGTGACTGGGCCGGACACGCCGTAGCCGTCCTCGTCCAGGGTGAGGCGAGCGTTGCTGAACGCCGCCGTGTCGACGATCGCGACGTGGCGCGGACGGATCTCGGCGTTGAGGTAGATCTCGTTCGCCTCCGCCATCTTCGCCGCCATCGTCTCCTCGTCGTCATCCGGGCTGGGCTCCAGCGCGGCCAACTTCTCGGCCACCTCCGGGTGGAGGTCGTGCTTGATGGACACCGCCACCGCACCCTCACGGAGGAGTTCCTGCACGCGGGCCACCAGAGCCTGGGTGCGGGGGTCCTCGGACAGGGACAGGGTGCCCGTGCCGATGATGCCTGCGGTCTTCTTCTCGTCAGCCACGGGGGGCTCCTCTGTCTCTTCGGTGGTCCAGCCGTCCGGAAGATCGACATCACACTTGAGGGCGCTCCTCCGCTTCTTGATGTGCGCCTTGGCCTTGGCCGGGTCACTCGCCCGGCCGATGGCCTGGATCGCGTTCTTCAGGTCAGAGCAGTCGCCGATCGGGAAGGACCCGTCGGGCAGCGCCCTGCCGTCCTTCGCCATCGCCTTCCGGGCCTCGGGGGAGTAGTCCTTGAAGTCCACGCCGTCCTCCTCCTTGTCGTTCCGGCGCTCCTTGCGCTCGGGGCGCGTACCGTCCGCATCGAAGGGGCAGTCGGGCCAGTCCTCGTACTTCTCGACGATCCGCTTGTAGATCGCGCAGATCTTGCTCTTGATCGCCTGCTTCTCAGACGAGGACGCACCCGTCATCCTGTCGATACCGTGCCCCCCGGACACGGCCGACATTCCACGGGGAACGATGTGCAAGCCACCGTCCCCCACGTCGGTGTAAGGGAGTTTGTACGCCTGTCGGGTGTTGAGGTCCTGCGAGGTGTCGATGAAGAAGAACGCCTGACTGAGTTTTGAAGTGTCGAGCGATCCATCGTCCTTCGTGGCCCACTCGAACACCCGGTTCGTTGCAGCCTCGCCGTCCCACGGCTCGTCACGACCACCGATGGGGAGTTCGAGGCTGCCGCCGACCTTGAACTCGCCGGCGTCCATCTCCAGCCACTCCATCAACGCCCTCAGGGAGCGCGGGCCGGGGAGCCTGCCCTGCTTCAGACGGCTGAACGCGGCCTGATGGATGCCTACTTCCTCTGCAACCTCGCTCCAGGAAAGTGGGACGCCGGACCCTCGCGTCTCACGGGCGTCCTCGAGGGCTGCAAGAAGAGCGTAGGCGTCCATACGACGCAGGGTAGGGTCAATCGGGGGTGTTTGCAAGCCCTTGCAGAAGATTTGCCAGTACGTCGTCCCTCAGGGGGACCGGATCTGTGCTGTCCAGCGTTGCCAGCACATGCTCGGTCAACCCGTCCACGAAGTTGTCCCCCGCACAGGACCGTGGACCGAGAAACAGGAGGCTGTCGGACACCACCGAGGCCACATCCAGCCCCGCGCTCTCGAGCGCCTGGAGTCCCAGGTGGGCAGGCACCGCGTCGTTGGTCATGTTGGACGGCAGGGAGTCTCTCAGAGCCCTGTGCGTGCGAGCCTTGGCTCCCACCCGGTCCCGCGCCCGGAACGTGGCGACGTCGATCTTGCCGCGCCATTCCGCGATGACGGTGGGGTCCAGATCCTTCTGGTCAGCAGGGGCACCGCTCGGGTCTTCCCGGTCGGTGCGTGCCGCCCGCTGGCGAGGTGTCTCGGTGGTCGGGCTGTGAGCGCCCTCGCCCTGATTCGCTGGGTTGTCTACCCCGATGGTCTGGCGGCGTGCCCGCTCCTCCTCGGACGGAGCGGCGTGCGACGGGATGTCGAGCACCTCGCGGAGATAGTCGCCACTGACCTCGCCCCGGTCGTAGGCGTCCTTGACGTCCTGGACCGTGGACCGCTTGGCGAGCAGCAGGGTCGGGTCCGGCCTGACCTCGACCTCCACGTCCTCGAAGAGAGTGTTCAGCACGTCGGTCGCGACCTGCGCGACGATGTTGGCTGGCGGCTCGATGTGCGCCCGGTACGAGTTCTCCTCGACCTGGAAGGCGGTGGCCCGCGACTGCGCTGACAGCCCCAGCAGGATCTCAGGCGGGATGGGCAGGCCGTACGCCAGCCGGTGGATCATGGCCTCCATGCGGCCCTCGATGCGGGCGTCGTAGGGGAAGTCGGGCACGACCCACGACAGCCCGCCCATGCCCCGGCCACTCGCCATCGGCTCGACGAGTTCCTTCGCGCCGCGCAGGTGGACCGGCCCCACGTCGGTCGGGTCAAGCATCTTGGCCCGGAGCGACTTGTCCCACTCGTCCCAGAAGTCACCGCCCCCTGCGAAGTTCAGGCCGTCGGCCGAACCGAGGATGCCGCGCATCCCCACCCGGTTCGCAGACTGAGCACGGCTCAGACGCTGGAGCCAGTCCATGTCGCAGAGGATCGACAGGACACCGAACAGCGGAGCGTCCGGCATCGATGGGTCGATGGGTGAGGGCCACAAGCCCCGGACGACGTGCTCCGACTCCTTGAACCAGGAGTTCTGGTCGGGGTGGATCACGGACAAGATGTGCCAGCAGTCGTCCTTGTAGACGTAGAACAACTCGCCCGCGACGTACAGGTTCGTCGTGACAAGCCGGACCATGCCGGTCGTCCAGCCGATGGACTTCAGCACCTCGGCAGAGGCCTTGCCGTGCGGGTTCTTCGTCTCACCCTTGCCGCCGGACACGACGGTGGTGCCGTCGGGTAGTTCCAGTTCCCAGTCTGCGGACCCGTCGACGAAGACGTCCCACTGCATCCGGGACATCTGGTCCGCGGCCCACCCGACGATGTAGCGGACCTCACCGACGGCCTCGGTCTCTACGACGGCAGCACCGTAGACGGCGGTCTTCGGTTGAGCCTGAGCAGCCGCAGCCGCCGCTCCGTAGGCTCCGTAGTAGCCCCACGCCTGAATCTGCTGATTCCGGACGAGGGTGGCAGGCGGTGAGTAGGCCATGACTTGTCAGTCTCCCTGGATGTAAGAGCCGACAATCCCAGTGATGGCGGCAGCGGCGAAAGCGGTGATGATGGTGTGACTCCAGTCGGGGTGGTACAGGATCACGGCGGGGATGATGCTGAACCATGCTCCGCTGCACCACGGGCACATCAGCCACTTCTTCGACCACGGATGCCGGTACAGCAGGCGGGGCACCGGCGCGAACATCCCGTCCTCGTCGTTCAGGTTCGCGTGCCACCAGACACCGAACAGCCCGCATATCACGGCGATCGTGATCACAGAAGTTCCTCAGCCGCCAGCATCTTCTCGAGGTCAGCGGTCAGGCCGACGCGCTGCTTCCCCTCCTGCTCGGCCTCCAGGGCAGCCTGCGCCCGGTCCGGGTCGTCGCCGACCCACTCCAGCACCACGGCAGCGGAGCCGTCAGGCACGACGTCCATCTCCTGGGTGTCGTCTTCCTCAGGGAGTTCGACGGTCTCGGGCTCCGGTGCTGCCGCGAGGGAGGCGTCCCACCACTGCGTCATCGTCTCGGTGGAGACCTTGCACTTCGCGAGTTTGTACTGACACGAGGAGCCTCTGCGTCGCCACGTGATGTTGCCTTCCTCGCTGACGCCGGTGCCGCGCCCGGTGGTGACGTTCTGCACGGCGAACGCGGCGTACGGCTCCTCGGAGCCGGCGACGAACACGACCCCCTCGTCCTCGTCGTTGATGAGGATGCGACTCAGCCCGAACTTCCAGCCGGGTCCGGTCACCGCCGCGATCAGGTCATGCGTTACGTTCATCTTCTCTCCTTCTCAGAACCGACCCATTCTCACAGAACTCAGGGCCGAGGGGAGCCCGACCGGCCCCGGCGCTGACACACTACTCCCTCGGACGACGGCTGTATGCCTTGACCTCAAGTACCAGCACGCCCAGACCATCGCGTCCAGCCGGTCGGGAGACGCCGGAGTCTCGCCCGGCACCCACTCGCACAACTCGTCGATCAACTTCCCGCTCGTCGTCACCATGTGGACGATCTGCTCCTCGACCTCCCACAGAAGCGCAATCGGCTCCGCCCGCGTCTTCTTGTTCTTCGTGGCGTTCACCGTGTGAATCGGCAGCGCGTGCCCTGCGGAGTTGATCACCTCCTTCACCATCTGCCCGCCCTGATTGATCTCGGCAATCACGATCGCGTCGTACGTGTCGGCGGCATCCTTCACCCGCGCCGCCCAGACGTGCGGGCTGGCCTCCTCCACCGAGCGGTCGTCAAGGACATACATGTGACCGCTCGCGTCTTGGCCGACCACGACGATTCCGCAGGTCCCCTGCCCGGTCGGCGGGTCCACCCCCACGACGATCCTGTCGCAGATCGAAGCCACGGCGGAGGCTGGCCCGGTGACCTTCGACCGCTCAATGTCGTTCGCCTTCCACAGCGCACCCTCCACATCCTCGATGACCTCGCCCAGGACCTCCTGGCGGTAGAGCCGAGTTCCATAGTAGAGCGTGTTCAGCGTGTGCAGCCAGTCCAGGGGGATGTACTTGTTGTCCATCGACGTGCCGTGCCTGACCACGACCCGTGGGTCGGCCTCCCACTTCTTGATCAGGTCGTGGGGCCGGGGCGTGCTGCTCACCAGCCACCGCCGGTCTCCACGCCGGCGAGAGAGCGACGCCTGCTGGAACGCCTGAGTGGCGCACGGGTTCGCGAAGAACTCCTCAAAGACGTCGAAGTCTACGTTCGTCAGAGCACGGAGTCGGTCCACATCTTTCTCGGTGGGCGTGCCTACGATCCAGACTCTACTCCCGTTCGGGTAGCGCACGCACGCGCCACCGGGCGCGGACGGAAGCCACTTCGCGACTCCCTTCGACAAGGTCAGCAGTCCGTTCGGTCCATCGACCGCAGCCGCAATACCGTCACCCAGAGTAGGAGCAATGACCCGCGCCCTGACGTTCTTCGTCTCGCTCAGCGTCGTGTGGAGTTCCCACATCGCCGCGAACGACTTCCCGGCACCGCGCCCTGCCATCATCGCGAACCCGAGCGCGTCCGGGTTCTCCCCCGGGTCACGGGCAGAGCCGGGGGGAATCCTCCACGGGGGGATCTGGTGGTGCTGAAGGATGACTCTGCCCGCTAGGCGCTCCCGTAGTCCTTCCGCGAGGGCGGTGGACGTGAGAGAGGCCATAGCCCGCTACGTTAGCAGGTCGTCCTCGGTCGCGTCGTCAATCAGGATCACAACGTCCTTGCCGATCCGCTCCATGAACCAGTCCGTCGCCGCGGGGTTCAGGCTGTTGATCTGGAGAGTCCCGGACGGAGTGTACTGAGCCCACTCCTTGTACGGACCCTTCGCGACGGGCTGGGCATTCAGGACACCCACACCGTTCGCTCGCTTCTCGACGCCTGAGATGTAGAACACGCACTTCACAGCCATGATGCCGCCCCTTTACTTGGAAGGTATCCGCCTGGACGATACAATCCAAGCGCGGCTGCGATCTTCCACGGGAACGACCGACCACCGGCAGCGTACTCCATGCGCGTGTCTCGCGCCATGCACGCGAGGGAAGGAATCTCCATGCGCGTGTCTCGGCCATGCGTGCAGAGAATCTCCATGCGCGATCTCGAAAGCCGGTGAAGGGGACCTCGGCCCTGCCGAGACGCCCGTCTCGGCTTGCGCGCGGCTAGCCTAGCGTGCTAGACTGACGTAGTCAGGCCGCCCACCAGGGGTGGCCGCTCACAGAAAGGGGTCTCTCATGGCCCGCTCATCCGCTCAGTCGTCCACGCCCGCCGTCGAGGCGCGCACCTCCGTCTACCGCACCCGCGAGGACTTCGCGGCTGCGATGGGTGCCGTCTCCGGCCTCGTCGCCGGGGCGCCGGAGTACCGGGCCGCGCACCGCGTGCTCACCCACCTCTCGTGGAGGAGCCCGAAGGGTGCCGTGGCGTGGCACAACGGCACGAACGCCGACATGGTCGCCAACGCGAAGGCGATGGGTGCCGAGCCCGGCACGCCGATGCCCGAGGCGATGGTGGCCGCGCTGGACGCGCTGGACAAGGCTGCCGACACGGACGCCCGGAAGGCGGCCGCGAAGGCGGTGCGCGCCGCGACCGTGGCCTGACCGCCACACCGGACGGGGCGACCCCGGCAGGAGCGACAACCTGCCGGGGGAGCCCCGGCCGGAGCGACAATGCCCGAGCAGCACGGCCCGAGGTGCGACCCCTCGGCGGGCACGAGGCGGGGGACCAGCCCCCGCCACGAGGGCGAAGGAGCCCAGCATGACCGCACAACTCAAGCGCGACCGCACCACCCGCGACACCGTCTCGGTGTCCACGCACACCCGCACCGTCCACGTCGTTCACGTCGACGCGGCCGACCTGCTCGGGCAGTTCGACGTGACGGACGAGGTGGTCCTGATGGTGGGGACGCCGTCCGGCCGCTCGAAGCGCATCGCCATCGGTGGCAACTTCCTGGCCCCGTCCCGCAACGACGAGGGGTGGGCGGTGTGAGCACCGAGATCCTGGTCGACGGCTCGCCGTTCTCGTACGAGAACACGCCGGAGGGCATCCCACTCCTGATAGCGGCACGCATCGCGGCGGCGAAGCGGGTGGAGCGCCGCGTGGTCCACATCCACCAGGGCGGCACGGTGAAGACGTACTGCGGCCGACCGGTGGAGCGCCCCGACGTGAAGCGCACCGTCTCGTGGGAGCAGGCGGGTGAGGCGACCTGCTTCACCTGTCAGGTCCGCTTCCGGGGCTGACCCGGCAGGAGCGACAAGCCCCTCGGCCTTCGGGCCGGGGGGCTTTCCGGCGTGCCGGGGCCGCCGATGATCGGTCTCGCTCCGCGTGAGACCGATCATCGGCGAGGCGGCGGAGCCGACGATCGGCGTCGGCCCGCCCGGTACGCGGAGCGTCCTCGGCGAGGATCGCCGTCGGCCGGTCCGCCTAACCGGGGCAACGACGATCGGCGTCGGCGGGACGCCGCAGGCGCAGCGAGGGGCGACTCCGTCGCCGACTGCTGCGGCTGCGGCGTTCCCGTGCGACGGCGATCGTCGGCGGGGCCGCTGCGCCGAGGGGCGGCTGGCCCCCGAGGATCGGTCTCGGCAGACGGCGCAGCCGTCCCGCCGTGAGACCGATCCTCGGTGGGCCGCTCCGCCGCGACCGCTGCGCTGGGCACCGTCGTAAGCCGACTCGTAAGCCGAGTTGCACGCCGACGATCGGCGTCGTAAGCCGACGTCGTAAGTCGCGTTCTGCAAGTCCAGAACAGGCTCTTGCAGAACGCCACGCGCTAGGCGCGTCGTAAGCCGAGTCGTATGCGGATTTTAGAGCCTAGCAGCGCGTACCGTTACGACGTCCGCCGGACTCGTAGAGGTACAGGTACAAAGGTACGAACGTCAGTTGGGTTGTACCTGTACATGACGCGAGAGATGCGAGGATCGGGGTCCAGAACCGAAAACCTGAACAATGGCGTATCATTGGAATGTCTTTAGATACCCCTCCGGCTAGCAAGAAGACTACTAGCCACGCGCTAGGCTACGACTTCTATCATCTAGTAACGGTACAACCCAACTGACGTTCGTACCTTTGCACCTGTACCTGTGCGACGATCGCCCGCCATACAGGTACGCCCGAAAAGACCCTCCTCTACCCCTTGTCCAATGATAGGCGCTGTGCTACGATCAACCCCCCATCAACACCCGATCCACTATTGCAAATCTGTGGAGCAAAACCCTGTCAAAACCCTTGGTCTGGACCCTCACCCCTGCTAGGCTAGCCTCTAGGCAGCCCACCAAGGGGAGGCCGAATCACACAAGAGAAAGGTTGGTCCCATGACCACCAGCACGAAGACCCAGAAGTCCACCCCGGCTCCGGCCAAGCGCACCGCCGCGAAGCCGAAGGCGGAGACCCCCGCCGAGGCCCCGGCCAAGAAGGCGACCGTCCCGGCCAAGCCCGCCTACCGTGACGTGGAGGGCTTCGCCGAGGCCCTGAAGTCGGCCAAGGCGGCGGCCAAGGGGAACACGGACGTCACCCAGGCGCTCCAGTTGGTCACCCACCTCGCGTGGAAGACCCCCGGCGGAAACGTCGGCTGGGCGAAGGGCACCACGCCGAACGTCGTGGCCTACGCCGACGACATGGCGATCCCGGAGGGCACGTCCATCCCGGACGCACTGGCCGCTGCGCTCGCCGCCGCGGACAAGGGTGCGGCCGACAAGCCGCAGAAGGACGCGCTCGCGGTCCTGACCAAGGTGGTCAAGGCGCACGCTGCCTGATCCACCCACCTAGGACGTCCCCGCTGGGGGGTGGGGACGTCCTGGGGGAGCCCGACAGGCAGACACCCCGGTTCAAGTCCGGGGCGGGCGCTAGGCGAGAGATTGGCTCTCGCCACGAAGGAGGAACAGATGACGTACGACGAGTTCATCGCCGAGCAGGAGCGGATGTGCGGGTCCAGCGTGACCCTCGGGGGCAGCGACCCCTACGGCGCGACCTGCGAGTTGGACAGCGGGCACCGCGGACCTCACGTCAGCGCCAACCCGTTCGGCGGGGACGGGGTCTACGAGTGGAGCGGCGGAGGGTACTGCGCCGGAGACCCGCTCCCCGTCCGGGGCGCTCGTTTCCTGGAGCGGGCCTGCGACCGCGAGTTCGGCCCGCACGAGCACGACAACGCCGAGTGCGAGCGGATGCTCGACACGATGAACGGCGGTGGGGACGACGGGTCCTGGCTGGCCGACGCGCTGAACCGTGAGGCCGAGGAGGGTATGCTCGGTCGGCCGCTCTTCCCGAACGAGTACTGACGCATGACCGCCCGACAGGCAGGCACTCCGGTTCAAGCCCGGAGCGGGCACGAGGCCCCCGATCAGCGGGGGCCAGCACAGAGGAGAACGAAGATGGAACAGCAGTTCAGCATCGGCGAGTGGGTCGAGCGGATCTTTGACGGCAAGGTCGGCGTGGTGAAGAGGGTCCAGCCGGGGGTGGGGGACGCCGAGGGCGACTTCTACTTCTACGTGGACCTGGACCCGCACCGGAGGGTGAAGGCGTCAGACGAGGACCTCTGGGCCGGAACCACCGGCGCGTGGCGAACCCACTTCCGCGTTCACGCGCACGTGGACACGAGCAGCCGCGACTGCGACGGGGACTACTCCGGCGGGCGGGTCGACGACATGACCGTGCAGGAGCGATGCGACCAGTTCGGCGACCTGCACTTCCAGCAGCGAGTCGTGTCTCACATCATCTCCCTCCACGGGACCGGCACGCTGGAGGTCTCGCCCACCGGCGTCCACTGGCACGAGCAGACGGACGAGGGCTACTCCGCCGCCGATGTCCGCTGGTGCGAGGACGACTGCGCCGACGAGCGCCCGTGGCGACGCGACCACCGAGCAGAGAGCATGGGGTACTGACATGAGGTTCGCAGCCGCCGCGCTCACCGCCCTGCTGGTCGCCGCTCCAGTGGCCGCTCAGGGGGCCTCACAGCCCTCTGAGGCGTCCGCCAGGACCGCCCCGGCCCCTAGCGACCCCGTGTTCCCGCGAGGCCTCCCAGCCGCGCCGAGCGAAGACTCGTGCTACGCCTATCGCTGCGTCTGGGACGCGAGGCACGCGGGCAACGGAGAGGGCCACTCCCTGATCCTCACCCGGTTCCACGGGGACTTCATCGGCAAGCGGATCACACACCGCCGAGCCCACCGGCTGATTGACGCGTGGTGCGCCCGACCGAGCGTAGGCTGCATCGGCTACGAGGACTGACATGGACATCCTGTGGCACGTCCTGTACCGCATCGGGTACATCGTGGTGACGATAACCTGCGGCATCGCCGGGCTCATCTTCGGTGTAGCCCTCCTCGTGGGAGCCTTCTGGTGCCTGTCGTTCATCTTCCGAGACTACATCGCGGCCTTCCGGAGATGGACAAGTCCTCCCGAGGGCTACGAGCGCCACGTGATCTGGTCGAGCGGAGGGGTGAGCGAGCCCACCCACGTCTACCACTTCTACGACCGACAGGGCAGGCTGCTCTACGTGGGGATCACTAACGACCTCAAGCGTCGGTGGGCGCAGCACGAGGCAGACAAGCCGTGGTGGCACCTCGTCGCCCGGAAGGAGTCGGTGCAGTACCCTACTCGCGAGGAGGCTGAGAGGGTGGAGGAACACCAGATCCGCACCCACCGGCCGATGTTCAATCGCGCCATGAACGGATGGCTCTCTCCACGGGGGTAGAGGGGCCGTCCAGCCCGACAGGCAGACACCTGGGTTCGAGTCCCGGGCGGGCACGAGGCAGGGGACCAGCCCCCGCCGTGAAAGGAGAGGGATGATGGCACGCACGAAGGACAGCGCGACCACCGAACTCGAACCCAGGTGTCTG